AAACATAGAGAGATAGTTAAATATGATGGTTGAACCGGCTCCACCACTGCTGCAAATATAATAGGTCATATCTTTATTGAAATAAGGCGTCTTGTCAGACGTTTTATATTTTTCTAAATTACTTTTAACACTTCTAACTGTTTTATCTAAGTTGGTTTTAGCTTGTTCAACTTCTTTTTCTATCTTACTTGTTATACCAAGATAATCGGGCGTGGTTAAAATTCTATTGTATTTATCTTTATTCACAAATTGCATTGAAAACCTATTCATTTAGATTTGCATATATTTTTTTTACCAAATATAAACCAAAAATAAAAATAAAATAAAAATAAAATAAAAATAAAAACCTAAATATAAACTTTATTTTTACTAATAATTTTATATTTATAATATAAGCAATGCCTTCTAGTAAAAGCTGGGGTCTTTTTATGTATGTAAATATAGCATTTATAATATACATTGCAGGGGTGTTTTATTATAATCAAGTTGCCGAAATTAAAGCGAATTGGCCTTTATACAGATGTAACCCGATGTATATGTTTTTAGCAGATAATGTGGAAGAAAATTTTACTTACTGTATTCAATCTATGCAAACAAATTATATGGGTTATTTATTAGAGCCTATAACATATACTACTGATTTACTTGGAAGCACATTAAATGGATATATGGACGATATTAATAGTATTAGAGGAATGTTTGATAAGGTCAGGACGTTTTTTTCTAATATAACTCAGTCTATTTTTGGTGTATTTTTAAATTTAGTGATTGAATTTCAAAAGATAATTATAGGAATAAAAGATTTATTTATGAAACAAATTGGCACTGTTGCAACAATGATGTATGTTTTGGACGGTAGTATTAAAACAATGAACAGTACTTGGAATGGACCGCCTGGACAAACAGTTCGAGCTCTCGGGAAATGCTTTTATCCGCATACGGACATTAAATTACAAGACGGTACTATAAAGTGTATGAAAGATATTCATTTAGGGGATGTTTTAGAGGACGGGTCAATAGTTGAAACAGTTATGAAAATAGACAATAAGAGAGAAAAGTCGCCATTATATGTAATTCACGGGGGTGGCGTAAATGGTGAAGATATTTTTGTTACTGGTTCACATCTTGTGTTCGATAAGACATCCAACAAGTTTATAAACGTTGAATATTATGCTAAATCTGAATTGTCTACTTTTAAATCCGAATGGTTTAGTTGTTTAATTACCAATACCCACAAAATACCTATTGGCACTGAAGTGTTTTGGGATTGGGAGGACCATTTTGTTAAGACAACAAATAATGTTGCTCTATAAAGATTTTTTTACAGGTATATTATATGGATACTAATACTACTACTCAACAAAAAACAAACACAAATAATAATGATTTTGAAAAAATAAAAAAAATGTATGGAAAAATAACTTATCTAGACCAATACAGCGGTTCCGTAATATTATATATTATTCAAACAATTGTCTTAATTATAATCGTTTCATACTGTTTTATTATGATAAATGCACAACCTGTTATTGATGATTGGCCGAACCAACGCTGTAAACCAAATATAATACCAGTGGCAGGATTTATTTACCATCCGGAAGGTGTTTCCGCAGCTGATTATACATATGAGAACTTCACGTATTGTACCCAAAATATATTGTCTAGTATTAGCGGGATGGCGCTAGAGCCCTTAACCTTTGTTACAAGTTTGTTAGGTAATATGACGCAACAAATTGGCGACGACATACAAGCGGCTAGGGGTATGTTTGATAAAGTAAGAACAATGGCGCAAGATGTTACTCAAGAAATAATGGGTCGAATAATGAATTTTACCATTCCGTTACAACAAATGATTATTAGTTTTAGAGATACACTGAGTAAAATAGAAGGTACTATGACTTCCGGGCTATATTTTCTATTAGGGTCGTATTATAGTTTACAATCCTTGATGGGTGCCATAGCGCAGTTCATTATATCTATTTTAATAGGTCTTGCTATAATGATTGCTGTTTTTTGGCTGGTTCCTTTTACGTGGGGTGCGGCTATTGCAAATACGGCAATTTTTGTTGCTATTTCAATACCTATGGCCTTGATACTAGCATTTATGGTTGACGTTTTACACGTAAAAACTAATTTATCAATGCCAAAATTAAAATGTTTTGATGAAGAAACGGTACTTACTATGAATAATGGCTATAAAAAGAAGATGGCTGATATAACAGTTGGTGATACTTTACTGAATAATAACGAGGTTACCGCGTGTATTAAAGTAGCAACTAAAGGGTCTCTTATGTACCGATTGAATGGTGTTGTTGTGTCTGATACACATATTGTACAATATAAAGACCAATGGTTGCGTGTTTCTCAGCATCCTGAAGCGGTTGCTATAGAAATGTATGAAAAGGATTATTTATATTGTTTGAATACTTGCCAAAAAATTATAACGATAAACGGAACGGTTTTCTCTGATTGGGATGAAATTTATGATGACGATTTTAATACTATTAAAAATAACCGCATTGTTCAGATGAATAATCTACCAGATATTCACGAGTTTATCGATGGCGGGTTTGGAGGAAATACCAAAATTAAAATGGATAATGGAGATTACAAAGAAATAAAAGATGTTAACGTTGGTGATATACTAGAAAATGGAACGCGGGTTTACGGCGTTGTTAAAATAAATGGGGCTAGTGTTAATGAACAATTTGAATATGATTTAGGTAAAAATTTAGTTGTGGAAGGGGGACCCAATTTAATATTTTGCGACCCAAAAAATCGGGGCGTTGGTAGGACAACGTTAACTTTAGACTTTATGCATAAATCAAAGATACTCGAAAAACACAGTGTCTTATATCATTTATTGACAAATAAAAAAACTTTTAATATTGGGCATATCAAATTTTACGATTATAACGCTGCGGTTGACTTATTTTTAGACAAAAATAAAGGAAAATTATTATCTATGAAATATGTATAATATGGATATCACTATTTTCGGATATAAGTTAAATCTTGAAGTTTTAATTTTAATTGGCGTCGTTTATTTAATTTTAGTTGGACATTTGTTTTGCGGATGTTGCAATATGAATAGAATTATGGAGAGTTTTGTTAACAAGGACGCTGATAAAAAGGCCAAGGCTAACCACAATTTGCCTCCACAAAATGCAGTGGGGATGGCAGGAAGTGTACAAGTCACACCTTCTGTATCTACCCAATCAAAAGAAGGCTTTACCGGTGCCAACATTAACTACGGCGAGTCTTCTGTTTTTGATTTAAAAAATGATACACCTATCGATACTTCGGCTTGGAGTGCGCAAAATATGACTGTTGTACCAGGGCAGCCATTGAGTGAAGGTGTGAAGAAATTCTTGGCACGTGAGCCTCAACCAGTTCCTCTACCTGAAGGCGAAATGTTGATGTTTGCGAATACACCTTTCAAACCTGAATGCTGTCCAAATACTTATAGTAATTCGAGTGGCTGTGCCTGTATGACAGGTGAACAATATAATGGATTAATTTCAAGGTTTGGAAATAATGTTCCATACTCAGAATATTAAAATAAAATATTAACAACTAAATAATATTTTATTCGTGTTTTACAATCCGATTACCATTTGAATCATAGACCCAAATTTCATATTTATGACCTAAATTTTTACCAGCCTCTTGTTTTAAAAATATATTATCCTTTTTCTTTTCAGCAGTCCATGTAGATTTTACTTCAACACATTTATTTTGCGAAGGAATAAAAATATCTACATAATGTCTATGTTTCTTTTCATTCTTATCATTGTACCAAATAGTTGGAACATTTTTACAACCAGTAATAATATCAGATTCTTCAATATTATCTTCAATTAAATATTGCAAAGCAAATGGTTCATATCCTTGAACCTTGTCAATTCTACCCGAAGGAAACACATAATCCTTTACTTTATATGCATTTTTTGATACCTTTTCCATAACTTCTTTGCATTGACTTGGATGTTCTACCCCGTATTTTTCTAGACACGTCTCCTTATATCTATCTTTAAACTCCTGAGTCTGTGTATAACTTTCTACTCCATACTTTTCTAGACAACTGTTTTTTACTTTGTCTTTTATTTCTTCGCTCTGTAATGGAATTTCAACACCATACCTTTCTAAGCACGTTTCTTTACCCTTATCTCTAAATTCTTTCACTTGAAGTGTGTGCTCAACACCATATTTTTCTAAATTATTCTTTTTCACCGTATCTTGAACAGTCTTACTTTGTTTTGGAAATTCCACACCAAAATTTGCTTTACAAGTTTCTTTCTTTTTCTCTTTAATTTCTTCAATCTTTGATGGATGATCAACACCATATTTCTCTAAACAAGTTTCTTTCTTTTTTTGTTTAATTAGATCACTTTGATTTGAACTTTCTACACCATATTTATTTAAACAAGATTGTTTCACTCTTTCCTTATATTCGTCGGTTTGGCTATAATTTTCAACACCATATTTTGCTAAACAGGTTAGTTTCATTTTATCTTGAAATTCTTTTGATTGACTAATATATTCCACTCCATATTTTTCCAAACAAGTTTTCTTCGTTTTTTCTTTACATTCTTCTGTTTGTAAATAATTTTCGGCTCCATATTTTGCTAAATTGGTTTGTTTTATTTTGTCTTTAATTTCTTTACATTTACTCGGCACTTCTACACCATATTTTTCTAAACACGTTTTCTTAGTTTTTTCCTTTATTTCTTTAGAATAACTTATATGTTCAACACCATAATTTTTAAATAGCGTTTTCTTCATCTTGTCCTGAACTTCCTTAGATTGTGTACTATTTTCGACACCATATTTTGCCAAACAAGTCTGTTTATATTTTTCTTTGCCAAAAATTTTTGCACAATCTGAACAATAACCATTTGGTTTAAGTAATGCCCGAAATCCCTTAGTAAATAAATTACCACAATTTTCAGTTTTACACTGACCCTTTATCATAGTTTCTCTAGTCAAAGCTACATTCGTGTAATCCTCACACAACACTATACCTTGCTCCTCACAAAAGTCAAATAATCTTTCGTAGTCGTATTTCATTATACATATAGTAAAGAAAATATATTTATATAGTTATTTCTAATTATATAACCACATAAATATTTTCGGTTTCTTTTTGTTTCAACTTTTCTTTTCGCTTCAAATAGGCCCTTCTTGCGTATTCTTTAATTTTATCAGGGTTTTCTTGTGCTATTTTTTTAAGTCCTTCCTTCGCTTGAGCCTTAACATACTCTTTGTTTTTCTCATAATAAGCTTTGCGTGAATTATTGTAGTTTTCTAATTGCGATTTTAATTTGGCGTTCTCTTCTTTTAACATTGCAATTTCTTGCAAGAGTTCTTCCATACGTAATCTAATATAATAACCATAATAAAATATTTTTATATAATTTTCCATTATATAAAAAAAGATTTCTTCACATCCAATTCATTCTAGATAGACATTATCTCCTAGCACACTATGCATTGCCCTAAACAATAATTGTAACTCTGCTTCATTAAACGTAGGATAATTTCTATGGCAAACGAGTGTCTTATTCATCCACCGTAATTGTTTTATTTTTTCATTTTGGTTTGTACATTTCACATTTTTATTGGCAGGAATTTCTATTTGGAACCCGCTTTCTGCTCGTTGTAAAATTTCTAAGGCTAGCCAATTAGGTGGCTTTATTTCGTTATATTTTTTGACTATTTCTTGGTTCTCATGTTGTTTTATTACATCTATTTTCACTTTTATCTTATACTCTTTTATTTTTGTATTATTTAGTTCAATAGGTTCTTCTTTGACTTCTTCTTGTTCAGGATATATAATAGTCGATTGCATTCTGTTTCTGTAAACCTTTTTGTAAACAATTAAGTTACCTATTTGAGGAAGACCGGTGATTAACGCAAAACGGCTTGTAAATATTCCTTTACTGGAAAATGTGTCATTTTCTATGTTTTTTATAGTGTCTACATTTTTTGGTATAATTTTTTCTTTCTTTGTATTGCTAAATTTTTCATATACATTTTTAAAAATAGCGGTAATCATAGGGATGTATATTATATTTCTATATTGTATTCTTCTATAAAACAAGTGGATTCAATTTTTTATTAAATTTCTAATGGTTGGTGGAAACACTATTATGCGTTCGTTATATGTAATATATATGTCTACATAATTATAATTATATATTTGATATGCCTTATTTCAAGAAAAAAGACAAAAACCTATTATTTATACATATACCAAAAACAGGCGGTACTTCACTCGAACTATATTTTAGAACAAAATTCAATATTCCATTAAATAATGAATCGTTGTTTAACGATTTTATCATTCCATTTAATAATAAATTATTGTGTGATTTTATTGAAAAGCACAAATTGCAAAATAAGATTAATACATCATTACAACATATGACGTATAAAACAATTGTTGAGTATAAAGATTTCTTTGGTATAAATTTTGATAACATCAATATTATTACAATCGTTAGAAATCCATATGAGCGCATTATTAGTGATTTATTTTGGTCAGAAAAAATTAGGGTTGAAACATCAAAAGATAAGGTATTTGAACAAATTAAAATGTATGTGGTATCGGATAAATTAGACAATCATAATATACCGCAATATTTATACATCACTAATGATGATAAAGAAATCATACCTAATATAAAAATATTACATACCGAAACGTTGCAAAGTGATATGGTGAAACTAGGTTATAAGGATTTTTATATGAAAGCAAATTCCAATAAGCATAATGTAAATTATTATGATTATCTAAATAATGATGCAATACAATTGATAAATGATTTTTATGATTATGATTTTACATTATTCAATTATGAAAAAATATCAACATCGAGTGAAGAGGCATCAATTTAGTAGTGTTTTCTAGATGCGCCGTATTTTTTTGGCTTGGGTCTTTTTCTAGATTTTCTTTTGCGTCCTCCTTCATCCATTCTATCCTCGGCATTAGTCATAGATGAAGTGGCAACCGCCGGTGGAGCCGTATTGGAAGCCGCTTTAGCAGCCGCCTGAACCTCCGCATTAGAAGTCGCCTCAGTCAATAATTCGCGACTAATTTCTCGTCTATATTCGTCAATATTTTTATCCAAATTAACCATCCTACCGTCGCCTATCATAGTATCTATTGCGACCCTACTCAAATTATTTCTAGCGACTTGCGGTGTCTTTGTCATTTTCTCAATATAGTCTGCAATGTTTTTATAATTGTCAACTGCAACACTATTTGTATCAGGGGTTGGGAACCAATCGCTTGGTGTTGGTGCAGCATTTCCAACTGTCGTGGTATAATAACCTTGTGTCGGGTCTGTCCATTTTTGAAAAAACTTAGGGGTTTGATATATAGAGTATAAAGGTATAGTTATTTGAGGTTGATCGATGCCTTGAAAGACAAATTGTACAGAATTGTATGCAAAATCCACGCACGATATAAACCTTACTATATCAGCTAAATACACTATATTTGTAGGGATAGTGGTATTAGTTTCGAGACGGTCCGTATTATATAAATCAGTAATACGATAAGCAATTACTCTACTACGGTCTGTATCAAATTGTGTCAAGTCATTTGTATTATTCGAAGCTCTAGCGTAAATTAACTTAAAAAGGTCAGACTTTAAAATTCTATCATTTCTAGCTTCGTACAAAGCTTGCAAAAATTGTTGGGCTACCTCTTGGCGCATCAATCTTCTCAACGCATCAATCTCTAAAACAGTCAAGACTGTAAGGTCTTCTACCTCTGATATACCAAGTTCTTTAATCTTAGTATCAAGTTCAGTATATGTTGAAGGATCTATATTGGGGTTTTGTAACAACCCGGAATTAGCAAGAAGAATATTCCACACGACACTATACGTGCCGTTTGTTATTGTAACACGTTCTCTTTCTAATGCTGTAACAAAATCTTGACGTATATTTAATATTCTACCAAAATCTATTAATTCTGCTCTATCTAATGTATTAACATCAATATCTGTTGGATTTCCCATCACGTTGCTTCGGTTACAATCATAATTCAATAATTTTAATTTAACAAATAAAATGATGTTTTCTGCGAATGCATAAAGACAATCGAATTTTAATGCCTCCCTATTTCCATTTGACTGTACAATTTGAGCAATTGTCATAAATCCTTCACTCGCCTCTTCCATAGCAATCATTCCTAGTTGTCTTGGATATACATTATACCCATAGTGTGCCATTGAAACATTTGAAACAAGTTCTACATGTAAATATTCTAATATAACTTTACTTGATGGGTCTGCAATTCCGTGGAGTTTTTCTAATAGTATATTAGCGTCGGCAATGTCAAAATATGAAAAATCTGCCACAGAAAGAGTAGTTGGATGTCCATTAGGCCAAAGAGTATCTTTATATATATTTTGTTGAGTTTTTGCCTCATTATGAAAGTCTATTATACGATCAGTTACTTTTGTATATGATTTACCGTTTACAATTAATGGCGATAATCCTTCTTCATCTCGTGATAATATTTCAAATTTTAAAATTAAAGTAACCACCGGTTTATTGAACGCCGTTTTCTGAGGGTTTAAAGTAAAAAATTGACTGTATAAATGAGTAGGAATAACCAATCTAAATACAAACCCTTTTAATGATGAATATGAAATAAGCGTTAATGTTGCCCCTCGTGCACATATCATTAAAAGCACCGCAAAAAAACTAGATACGCTCAAGTCTATTTGCCTTACACCTCCGCTAAATTTTCTCATTTGTTTTTTGTTTCTTGATTTTTGTTTTTTTGTTTTTTGTTTCTTAATTTTACTCATATGTATAATATTCATATTATTTTTATTCTTTGAATATTATATGACAAAAACCTTAAAGTATAAAATTAAAAATACAAATACGAATAATACAAATAATACGAATAATACGAATAAAACTCGTAAAAATAAAGTATCGCTATGTCCCATAGGATTAAAACCATTTGAGGCAAATTTTACTGCATCATTGTCTCCAAGACAACTGAAAAAGACGAGTACACAACGAAAAAACGAATTGGTCAAAGAATTGCTAAGTAAATTTTCTCCAAATAGCATCAAACCGGAAAACGATTTTTATGATTATATTAATTACCAATGGATACAAAACGCGACTTTAGAAAACCAACAAAAATATATTACTCAAATCGACGATTTTAGATTAATACAACATAAAGTATATGAACAATTGAATGATATTATTTTAGACTACATTAAAACACACAATAACAAGCTTTCAAAAAACCTGCATCATTTTTACACATCTGTCATTCATATGAACCCAAAATCCTACACCAAACAATTGGCCAAAGAAGCTGTGCAAAAAATTGATGATTTAATTGCCGAAAATAATCCTTGGAAATTATTGGCGTTTTTCAATAAAGACGAAATGATTTCCATTAGAGCCCCTTTTGTATGGTCTTTAAATCCCGATGAAAAAAATTCGAAGGTTTATCGGTGTTATATAGACCCTCATACATTCACTATTCTAGATATAAATGTATATTACAATGATGGAAAGGACGTTGCATATAAAAGAAAATATAGAAAGGAATTTAAAAAATCTTGTCAAAAAATATTTGATACGCTTTTAGGCCCCAATGACTTTAAAGGTCACTGCGTGTACGACGTTGAAGAAGATATTGTTCAGGCACTGGATTGTTTGGCGATTACGAATAAAGCCGAACCTATTTATAACAAAGTCCACGACCACGAAGCGCTCGCTAAATACGGGTTTGACTGGAAGGAATTTGCACACCATCTAGGGTTTAAGGATACGCCGCGTTTTTTTATTACTTCGAGTTTAAATTATTTAAAATGCGGCACTGATTTATTTTTACGGAACTGGAATACGCCAAAGTGGCGAACTTATTGGATATGGGTATTGTTGGCTAGGCTGGCCCGCATTACACCTGATTACGAAAAATTAAATTACGAATTTTCGGGTAAATTTGAGAGGGGACAAGAAAAAATAAACAAAAATGATGCGGTAAGTGCTTCTTTGTATATGTCTATTCCATTTAATACTTTTTTGACCAACGAATATGTTAAAAAATATGAAAATCCGCAGGAAATGGAATATGTGAAAAATTTGTGCGAAGACCTTAAATTAGTATACAAAAGGATATTGCAGCGAAATACTTGGTTACAACCGTCAACTAAAAAATACGCACTAGAGAAGTTGAAACATTTTAATTTTATATATGGCAAACCAAATAATCTGAGAGAAGACCCGGATTTAAATTACGGTACTCTTTTATACGATAATATGAAAAAAATTAATGACTGGAGACACCGCAAGTTTGTGGATTTGGAGGGCAAAGGTATTATTGATATACCTATGATGGATTGGAACCTATACCCGGTTAAAATGGTCGGAACACAAGCGTATATTGTAAATGCTTCTTATTCGGCAACCAATAACTCTGTGTATATAAACTTGGGTTTTATCCAAAAGCCCTTTGTTGATTTGGATGAGAGAGGTATTGAGTATAACTTGGCACATATTGGTTATACGATTGGTCACGAATTTTCGCACGCCTTTGATGATTGGGGCAGTAATTATGGGTGGGATGGAAATTTAAATGATTGGTGGACCGATGCGGACAAGAAAAAGTATAGTCAAATACAGAACGATATTATTAAACAATACGAGGTGTTTGCTGCTAGAGATGGCATAAAATTTGATGCGTCAATTGGTATTGGTGAAGATTTGGCGGATA